GACCGGCAAAGCTGGAGCGTCAAGCACAACAATGCTTGCTGCTAACCAGATAGCCAATGGCTCAGCTGATATGAGCGTAGCAAAACTGATTGAGGCCAAGAAGATCCTTGACCTTGGTTCAGTTGATCCATCAATACCCAGGCATATTGCCCTGGGGCCAGACCAAATTGAGGCGTTGTTGAACACCACCTCTGTAACATCAAGCGATTTCAATACGGTAAACACTTTGCCTATCTGATCAGAAATGGTCAGATGAAAACTGCTCAAATTCGGGGAAGGCTTTAAAATGCTAATCCCGAGCCAAGCCCAGAAATGGGAAGGTGTAGAGACTTGACGGGCAGGGCCGTAACGCCAAGGGCGATGGTCAAGAGAAAGTCCAGACCACGAACAGCGAGAGCTGGCGGTGAAAACCGAAGTGGTACGAAAGGCGCTTGTACAGGGTGAGATCAACACATTCATGGGATTAAGGTTCCATGTGACCACTCGCCTTGCCAAATCTGGCAACATTCGCACCTGCTTTGCCTGGGCCGAGGACGGCCTCAAACTGGCGGTGGGTAAAGACGTAACCAGTCGTATCGATGAAAGATCTGACAAATCCTATTCTACCCAGGTTTACTATTGCGCCCAGTTCGGCGCGACCCGGATGGAAGAGGAAAAGGTCGTTCAAATCGATTGCGATGAGAGCGCATAGGGGGGCCTGTTATGACAACTAAAAACTCAGATCTGGTTGCTAACTTTGAAGCCAGCCCACAGGTGTTTAACAATGCGGCACTGCTTGGCGGTGAGCTCCGCGTTGCTCAAGGCACAATCGAGCTTGTTGCTGGTGATAGCACCGACAATGACATTGTCATGCTGGCGCCAATACCAAGCCATGCAACGATCCCGCAGCTGTTTATCGGCACCGATACATTCGGCGGGTCATGCACTTTCAACGTAGGTTTGTATCTGCCTGACGGGACTGTGAAAGACGAAGATGTCTTTGCATCCTCAGTGGCCGATGCAGCTGCAATGGCTGATGTACGCTTTGAGGCGGCAGACATAAACACTGCCGGCCAGAGAGTATATGAGCTTGCTGGTGATTCGACTGATCCCGGTGATTACTACTATGTTGCGGTGACTTTCAACGCAACTGGTGGCACTGCCGGCACCATGTCGTTCAACATCGTTTACGTTGTAAACTAACCGAGATAGGCCAGCTCAGAGATGGGCTGGCCGTTTCTTTGAGGGAAACTCATGGCATCTGTTGTTGATATCTGTAACAGCGCACTGAACCAGATCGGGGCAGCAAACATTACTGCTTTGACCGAGGACAGCAAGGCGGCGCGTGTCTTAAACCAGCGCTATGAATTTGTCCGGGACATGGTGTTCAGAGCCCATCCCTGGAACAGCCTGATCACACGCAAAAAACTAGCAGCTGACAGCGATGCCCCAGCCTTTGAGTTCGCATACGCATTTACATTGCCGACAGACCCATTTTGCTTGCGCGTCCTACATCTTGATTTTCACGACATTATCTACCGGGTCGAGGGCCGCAAGATCCTGACAGACGAGGCTGTTGTGAACCTGGTGTATGTAGGGCGAATCACTGACCCACAGCAATATGACACGCTGCTGACAGAGACCATAGCCACAGCCCTGGCAGCTGACGTGAGCTACAACATTGTTGGCTCATCCACGCTGACACAGACGCTGAACCAGCTCTATACATCCAAGCTATCAGAGGCGCGCTTTGTCGATGCAACAGAAGGCACTCCGGCCAGCGTCACAAGCGTTGCAGCTGCCGGCTCGCTTGAGGCTGATACCTTTATCAGATCCAGATATTAATGACAAAAGCCAGCCCAGCCCTGAATAACTTTACAGCCGGTGAGCTCTCGCCGCGCCTGGATGGCCGCACCGACATTGTCAAATATTTCCAGGGCAGCAGGAAACTAGAGAATTTTACGGTGCATCCTCATGGTGGTGCCTCACGGCGGCCAGGCACTATCTTTGTGCGCGCTGTCAAAACAGCATCCGCAAAAACCAGGCTGATACCTTTTGAGTTCAATGTCGAACAGACTTACGCCTTGGAATTTGGCAATGAGTATTTTAGAATCCACAAGGATGGCGGCACAGTTGTGTCCAGTGGTAGCCCGGTGGAGGTCACGACAGTCTATACAACGGCGCAGCTGCCAGATCTAAAATATGTGCAGTCAGCTGACGTGATGTACATCGTACATCCCAGCCACCCGGTCTATAAGATCACCCGCACCAGCGACACTGCCTGGACATTTACCCAGGTGGATTTTCGCCGGGGTCCAATGCAGGATGACAACATCACAGACACAACGCTTCTGGCGAATGGCAGAACAGGCAGCGTAACAGTCACAGCCTCGGCTAGTTTGTTTGTCAGTACTGATGTTGGCCGGATAATCAGGCTGCATGATGGCTTTGCCAAAATCACTGCCTTTACCTCAGCCACTGTGGTCACAGCAACTGTGCAGGAAAATGTCGAGCGCAGAAGTGAGCTGATGCCGTCAATGACAGCCACCACACTGGCATTTCACGAAGGCGACCCATCAGCCACGGGCCTGGAGCATAATGACCGCATCACAGATACCGCTGGTAATTTTGTAAAAGAAGGCTTCAAGAAAGGCATGAAGGTCACGACCACCGGGGCCGGCACTAGCGGAAACAATCAGGCCGCTATTTTGCTTGTCCAGGTCACCGAGGACACAATGCTTTTTGCGCCATCTGTTGATGTAACCGATGAGAGCGCAGGCCAAAGCATTACCATAGCCGGTGACCTAGAGGCCGACACAGATTTTGCCTTGGGTGCTTTCTCGGTCACAACAGGCTTTCCGGCAGCTGTCGCGTTTTATGAGGAACGGCTGACCTTTGCCAATACAACGGCGCAGCCCCAAACAATATTCTTTAGTGTGGCCGGTGACTTTGAGGATTTCGCTGATGGCATCGATGCTGACGATGCGCTGATCTATACCATTGGATCTAACCAGGTCAACGTCATCCGCTACCTATCATCAAGTAGGGCGCTTATTGTCGGCACGTCTGGCGGTGAGTTCGCGGTTACTGCATCAGGCGGCCCGGAGCCGCTCAGCCCGACTAACGCACAAATCAAGCGCCAGGCCTCATATGGCTCTGCCAACATCCAGCCAGTGCAAGTCGGTAACGTCACGCTCTTTGTGCAGCGCGCCAAGCGTAAAATCCGCGAGCTGGTCTACAATTTCGATACGGATTCATATCAGGCGCCTGATCTAACGATACTGGCAGAACACATAACAGATAGCGGCATTGTTGAGATAGCGCACCAGCAAGAGCCGGACAATGTGGTCTGGCTGGTTCTAGATGATGGCCGACTGGTCGGCATGACATACCGGCGCGAAGAGAACGTGATTGCTTTTCATAAGCACCTTTTTGGCGGCAAATCAGATACCGGCAAAACAATCATTGTGCAAAGCATTAGCTTTACGGCTAACAGCACCACGGTAAACACAAGCAATAATCGCATCACGCTGTCTAGCCACGGCCTGACAACCGGCGATCCAATTTACTATAACGCCAGCACCAATTCGATCACGGGCCTTGATAATGAGAGCGTCTATTTTGTTATAAGTGTGGATAGCAATACCATCAGCCTGGCATCCAGCGCAGCAAATGCCTCTGCCGGCACGGCAATCACGCTGTACTCTGCGCCAGGCAGTGACACCACGCAGCAGTTTTTCCAGGGCGTCAATATCGCTAACTCTAATATCTACTCGGCATCACATGGCCTTAAAACAGGCGATCTCATCTTTTATGAAACACCTGGCACGGCTATTGGCGGCCTGGCAGAGAACACCAGATATTTTGTACAAAAGATCTCTGACAATGAGTTCCGGGTTGCAAGCTCGCTAGATTTTACCAATGACATTGTTGCGCTGACATCTGCGCCAGCCACTGAGCAAACCGATAAAATCCTGACCCATGCCAAGGTTGAGAGTATTGCCACGGTGCCGGGCGATTTGGATGAGGATGACATCTATGTCATCGTGCAGCGCTACATAAATGGCAGCACTGTGCGCCATGTCGAGTATTTTTCTAACTATGATTTTGGCTCGGATGTAAATGATGCCTATTTTGTTGATTGCGGCCTGACCTACTCCGGCGCAGCTGCCACAACAATCAGCGGTCTGACGCACCTAGAGGGCGAGACAGTCAGCATCCTGGCAGATGGCGCCACGCACCCAGACAAAACTGTAAGCTCTGGCTCCATAACGCTAGAGCGCGCAGCTGAGGTCGCTCATATAGGCCTTAACTACACCTCTACGATGGAAACCATGCGCCTAGAGGCCGGCGACACTGAAGGCACCGCCCAGGGCCGTATAAAGCGCGTACACGGCGTCACCATGCGTCTGTATAGGTCTGTGGGGGCAAAGATAGGAAGCAGCGAGAATGAGCTTGATATCGTGCCTTTCAGATCTAGTGCAAACGTCATGGATACTGCCACGCCATTATTTACGGGCGATAAAGAAATAGAGTTTAGGGGAGGGTATGAGACCGAGGCCAGCATTGTTGTCCAGCAAGACCAGCCCCTGCCACTTACCATCCTGGCGCTATATCCGCGCCTAACGACATTTGAGAGCTAATGAACATAGTCCCATATTTAACTGATCACGTTGATCACATTATTAAAGAGCGCACCAATGACCAAAACCCAGAAGATTATAAGCGCTATTTTGGGTTTGGCAGCGGGCTAGATCAGCCCGGCATGGCTTATACAGCCTTTGATAATGGCCACGTTATCTGTTCTGCCGGTATCAAAAAACTATGGCTGGGTGTTGGCGAGGCCTGGATTGTCAGCAGCTGGCGCATCAGAGAAAAGCCTATTGGCGTGATCAAAGCTATACGCGCCAGGTTCGATGACATTATAGAAACCAATGAGCTGCACCGCGTCCAGGCCGCTGTAAGGGCCGACTGGGATGAAGCAATAAGATTTGCCGAATATTTAGATTTTAAAAACGAGGGCCTGATGCGCGGCTACGGCGTGGATGGTCGTGATTATTTTAGATATGCGAGGGTGAGCTAATGGCATCTGGTCCTTTGATGATTGCCAGCGCCGCAGTAAAAGCTGTTGGCGCAATGCAACAAGGCAGAGCCCAAGCACGGGCTAACCGCTACAACGCGCAGATAAATGAGCGAAATGCGCTTGTGGCCGAGCAAGAGGGTGAACAGCTCATCCTGGAGAACGAGGACGCGATTGTCAGGTTCAAGCGCGACTTTGCAAAGCTCCAAGCGGCAACGCAGCAGGCACAAAGATATAATGGCTGGATAGCAAGTGGCGGCACCCCGCTAAAAGTGGCCCTGGCTAATGCAGCTGAGGCAGATGAGGAAATCGCGGTTCGGCGGTACAACGCAAAAGTCGGCAAGCAGCAAAAAGAAGAGAGCGCGCTGCAACAAAGGATGCAAGCTAACCTCAATAATCTTTATGCCTCCGCTGCCAGAAAATCATCCTTCATCAGCGCAGGCTCCAGCTTGCTAAGCGGCTTTGGCCAGGTAAAGGCGATAGGCTGATGAGAGTTCCTACATACAGCCAGCAGACGCAACGTACAGCAGCTGTTGGCGCTCAGCCAATGACTGTCCAGGCAAATCCAAATGCTTTGGCTGCGCCAGGCAGGGCTTTGGCCCAGCTGGGTGACACAGCCTTTAGGATCAGTGCATCATTCTATGAAGCAGAAAAAAAGGCAGAACGAGCCGGCCAGGTTGCCGGGCGGGTGGCGCAGGCAACCAAGGCAGTCCAAGATTTTGTTTTAGACCCCGACAATCAAAACAGAGTTTTTGAGACTAACGGCCAGGCGTCTAGTTTTTTCGATACCAGCATGGCGCCAATCCGCATGATGGCTATGGAGGGCGTTACAGATCCGCGGGTAAAAAGCCAGATAGCGACCCAGTTTTCTACTATTTACGAGAGCAGCCGCCTGGGTTTTATGAAAATAGCGCGTAACAACTTGATTGACCGCAACATAGCAAAATTTTACGCGACAGCAGACGGTTTGAAGGAAAGGGCAGCTATTGGCAGCCCCAGTGAGGTAAACGCTGCAAACATAGAGCTGTTTGAAAACTACAACAAACAAGGCGTGGGCCTTTATGATTACATGGCCCAGCTGGGCCTTATCGATGAGCAAACAGCGTTAAAAAACAGAAAATCTGCCGGCAGTGATATCGCGCAGACACAAGTCAATTCTGAGCTCAACTCAGCTGCCCTGTCTGGTAACGCCGAGCTGGCTGATCAAGTCATTCTAAAACTGCTTGATCCCAAGGAATATGAAGGCCTGGACGCTGAAACACGCACCAGCCTGACAGCAAAAGCAACATCACTATCAGACAAATTATTTAGGCGCGCTGTCACTGCAGCTGAGAAAGCAGAAACTAAAACCGCGAAAGACCTTAAAAAGAGACAAGAAACAACTGAACGTGACTTTTTTGCGAGGTTCCGGGCCGGCAGTATGGAGAACGCCACAGATGCTCAGATCCAAGCTATGCCGACAGAGCTTGATATCAGTGAGGCACTGACTTTTGGAGAGATCCGGCAGCCGGCAGCAGACGCCTTGATTAAGCTGGTGCGCGGCGGTGATGCGCCTGTCGATGACGCACAGTTCGTAACGAATATTCAGCAACAAATTTTAGCGCAAGATACTGAAGCTGGGATCAATGAGCTCGTTGACACGGCCACAGCCGCGCTGGGTCCGAATGGAAAGATTACGCAAGGCTCGCTTGAGAAGGTCATATCACTTGCAGAATCAGCCAAGGCAAAAACCCCTGAGGTCGAAGAAATCAAAAGATATGAGCAAGTCTTAAACAAGCTCTTACAGCAAGATGCGGGCTTCCAAGCTGAATTTGACTTTGGCGAGCAAGCCAGGCGGGCAGACGCCTTAGCTACATACTTTGAGCTGACTAGTGACCCTGACATGCGCCTGTCGGGCAAAGAGGCATACAATCAAGTAAGGGACATGTTTGGTCGGTCCTTAAACCAAAAGCTCAACTTTCTTGCTCCAGCCACTTTGGTGCGTGAGGCAGTCGGTAAACCGGCCAGCCAATGGCTGCCGGAGGACATTTTAAAGGCTCAGTTAGCAGTGGGACGAAGCGATCTCAATCAAGTTCAAAAAGCCTTAGAGTATGAAACCATTGGCGAGATTGAATCGATCGCAAGAAAAAACGCTCAGGCGCTTAGAGAGGCAGAAGATGCCGCCGCAACTACAGAGGACCAAGATGGTCGCGGATTATTTGATTTTATCAAAGAGTGGCTAAAAGGCGATGATGACAGACTGAGGACAAGCTAGTGGATTTCCTAACCTCATTTGCGAACAGCCGGCTAGATGCCAGAATGGCAAATGGCAGATATGCCAAGGCTATCCAGGACGCATCAGACATTGAGCTGGATGTTGACTACATCCTTAAAAAAGATGTCATGCCGACCAACACAGCCCAAGAGCTAGATGAAAGCGAGCTGATAGATATGAGCTCACCCACTGGCTCCAACTGGGCTGCCGCCAGTCAGCGCATTTATGAAACCTTCCGGGGCGACAGAGATCTGAAAGGCCGGAACATGGCGCGGGGCGCGCGCGAGCCGCAGACGCCAGAAGAATATGCACAATGGGGCATAGAGTTCATTGGTCAGATGAATCACAATTTCTCAAGCATGGCCGTCAACACAGTCAAGCTGAACGGTCAGGACGACATGACCAAGCTGGCAATGCACCATCTTTTCCAGGATTATGAGCGCCTGCCCGGCATGAGCTGGAACGGGACCAAGCGGTTTTTCAAAGGTATAGCCACAGATCCAACAACATATGTAGGGCTAGGCACACTTGGCCTGGGAACATTGGGTGTTGCCGGCGCCAAGCAAATGAGCAAGCAAGGTTTCTCGCGTTTCTTGCGTGGATCTCTTAATCCCAAAATGTTGGCCGCTTATGAGGGCGCTGGCTACACAGGGGCTTTTGACGCAATGCGGCAGAATATCAACGTGCAGGCTGGTATCCAGGATGAGCTTGATTTAGGACAAACTGGTTTGGCTACGGCTCTTGGCGGTGTTGGTGGCCGCGCGTTAGCTGAGGGCGTTGACCAGGTGGTCAAAAACGCACCGGCCATAGCAGGAGCTGTGCGCGAGGGCATTGATCAGCTGGGCCAGGCAGCTGACGCCAGGACTTTGCAAAGAGCCCAAGACACAAGCGTCCAGCTCAATACTGGCGTTGACCCAATGCAGGCAATAGATGCTGCTTTGTCTGGGGCTGGCAGAGTAGCCAGAGGGATGCAAAGACAGGTGGTAGCACCTGGAACAACAATCCCGCCAAAAACCTCCCCACCAACAACTGATGATTTGGCCGCAGCTCAGGCTGATACACGGCAAACTGCCGAATCTGTTGGTCAAAGGCTTGATATCACTGTGCCTGAGGCTGAACGAGTTGCTGGTGGTACGTATGTTGCTGGGGCGCCAGGCGGTGGCCGTTGGTCAGACTTGCCCGAAGAAACACTTAATCAGCGCGGTCCAGGGTTTGCTGGATCAGATGCAGATCTTGCCCGTATGTGGCAAGAAACGCTCAGTGAGGTTAGCCAGGCAGCGCGTGACTCTGTTAGTAGAACGGGTGCAACTTGGGAGGCGTTTCCTGCTAAATCTTGGGATTTGGCTATGCGCCTGCCCAACAGGCATCAGTTTTGGTATGAGCTCTCAGGAGAAAGTTTTGTAGATCGTTTGCCAGACTTAAGCATGGATGAGCACATGATGTTTGTCGATTTGGTTGGCGCTACATCAGCGCGAGCCGGTCCTGGCCCTAATTTAGAGCGAGCTGTTTCTGTGCTTTCGCAAAATTTGCGCGGGGTTCCTGTCGATGTTGATCTTACAACGCAATCAACTGTAGAAGCCGCGTTGCAACGCCAAGGGGTTGGCGTCAGCTCTGACTTAGCAAATAAAACCGGCATGTTTTCTGACACTCTTGCTTTGACTGGCGGTTTGCCTGTTCGCTATCCAATAGCGGTAAATGATGTCTGGGTGGCAAAAGCATATGGCATTACAGACGGTCAATTGAGTGGCAACCAAGCCCTGCATGAGGTGTTCGGCAAATACACAAACAAACTGCGTGACTTTACAAATCAAAAAAGTCCTGGGGGTATTCCACACCAAAGCTGGCAAAAACAAGCACGTCAGTGGGTGCAAATGCGCTCCGCTGATGATGGTATTGATACATCTAAGGTTACGTCTGTTGAGGGCAATGATTACGCTTCAGAATTTGGCCGTCTTGTTCAAAAGCTGGAGGGTGCCGGCATCAATGTTCCTGGCGGCGTTTTAACAAGAAATGTATTGATGGACCCGCGTGTTGCTGACGCTTTGCGCCCTACAACGCCCGGCTACAGAGAGGCGCCAAAAGCAACAGTTGAGTTTGGCACATTGCTAACGCCATCTGGTGAAAAGGCCGCTAGCATTTTTGCTGCGGCAAGAGATGCCGGCGACACACTAACGCAACAAGAATATCTTGGTACGCTCACTGGCAGCATGTATACCAGCGCCAGAGGCAAGACACTTTGGGAAAAAACTGTTCGCCTAGCGACCAATGAGTCAAGAATGGTTACGCGGATTTCCGCGCCAACAAAGGCAGACCCATTTGCTTATAGCGGCACATTTGAGGGAGCTGCTGCACCAAATATCCGTATACCGCTCAAAAATATGTCACCAGACCAGATCGCATATTTCAATGCGATGGCAGGAAAAGGTCTAAAGCAAAAGGCCATGGCTGCTGCAGAAATTAAAAATATAAACTTAAATGAGGCTTTGCCAGAGGGCTACATCGAAACTAACACATTGTATTTTCCTTGGACACAGACGGTGCCAGAAGAGCTTATCATAGGGGTTTCACGGGCGCTCGGTGAGGGCTTTGAAGTGTCTGCAAGCAAAACGCCTGGTGGACTAGCAATAGACGTAAACCCTAGATTTACTGATGATGGGGCTGAGGGGCCAGACGCCGATGCCATTGACAGAGCGACAGATTTCCTAGAAAATGAGTTCGGCGCTCAGAATGTGAAAGCATTTAGAGCGGCGTACAAAAGTGACTACGGCAAAAACTATGTCGAGGATGACGGCACAGGGGCAGCCTACGATGAAATCATCGAAGCAACGCTAAAAGGATGGGAAGATGAAGCAGCCCAGCAAATCCAATCAATCGCCGGGACAAGCACAACAGCCGATGCAATCACAGCCTTCCTCAGGGGTGACACAAAAGACCTCGCCATCACAGGCGATGGGCTCACGAGCGCCGAAAAGGCTAGCATCAGACGAAGAACATCAACAGTTCGTAAAAATGCGCGGGGCAGAGTTGATTCTCACAACCAGACGTTAGCTGAGTGGGGTCAGCTTGGTGATGAGCTAGATAACAAAATGACTGCCGCTATTCCTAAGTGGGAAAGGCGCGCAGCAGCTAGAGCGAAAAATCAAGAGGCTGTAGCCAACGCCTCAGAATTATAGTACCTTGTTATAAAGTAGGGGCGCCGTGAGGCGCCCTTTTTGCTGGGAAAATCATGGCACTTACAGATCCTAAGACACCTGAGGGCATGGCCTTGCAGGGCGATTTACTGCGCCCGTTAGAGGGCAATGAAATGCAGCCCGTCCAGACTGCTGGGCTATTTGACGCGCTAGGCAAGGCAGTAGGTGGCCCGGTACTGAACAGGGCTCAACAGCGCCTGCGCGAGTTGCAGACACAGCCACAGCCGGCAGCCCCTGAGATTGCTACAGATGCAGTTTCGGTTGATCCTGTTTATGAGGCACAGCTTAAAGCAATGACCGCGCCTTACCAAGGTGACGGCGTGAATATCAAACCCACAGAGGCAGAGGCAGCTGCTGTGGCAAAAGCTATGAATAGACCTTCTCAAGTGAGTGATGAGGGGTTGTTAAGCGATTTTCGGGCAGTTGGCGCTCGTGGTGATGAAAAAATACCAGATGAGGGGAGGGTCTTAGCGTCTATTGAGGCCATAAGCCAGACTTACAGAGCCGATATCTCTGGAGCTGCTCGCGATGAAATGAAAGATAAGGCTGTTAGAGATTTGGCCAATCTCTTGGGAACTACTCAGAAAAAAGTATTACAAACCAAAATACTGGGCAGAGAACGTGGCGAAACTTTCAATGCTGAAACAATGCTTGCCGCGAGGGATTTGTTAGTTTCAGAAATGAACACTCTGGATAGGCTGGCAGCCATAGCTGAAACAGGTAGTGATTCAGACGCACTTAAATTCCGCACACAGCTAGAACTTGTGTCCCAGTTACAAGCGCAAGTAAAAGGCGCTCAGACCGAAATTGCCAGGGCGCTATCGTCTTTTCGCATACCCGCAAGGAACTATTCCGGCGACCAAGACCCAATAATGAAGGCAGCTGCAACGACCACTATATTGGACGATTTTGGCGGTGCCGGCACTGTGCGTGATATGGCAAAAGCATATCGTCAATCAGGCTCTCAACACGCTAGGGCAGCATTTGCCAGGAGCGTAACAAAACTAAAAGTGCGTGAGAGCTTGGATGCCTTTTATGAAATGTGGATTAACGGCCTGCTAAGTAATCCAGTTACTCATATTAAAAACGTAACTGGTGCTTTTCTTACTACTGGCGCGCATGTGCCGGAGATGTACGGTGCCGCAATGGTTGGTGGCATGAGGCGCGCTTTGGGCGGCCGGGGTGGCGTCACAGCAGCTGACGCTCATGCCTCTGTGTTCGGTGCCATTATGGGGCTGCGGGATGCGTATGGCGCTGCAGCCAGGGGTTTTGCAACTGGCGAGAAACCATTGCCAGGTACAAAAATTGATTTTCAGCCATCTAATATGATTGGCAACAAAAACAAACGAGTGGAACATGCTTTTAGCGCCGAAGCCTTTGGCGCTCAGGGTCCGATGGGAACATCGATAGACGCGCTAGGACGCCTATTAACAATAAACCGTATTCCAACACGGGCGCTAGAATTTGAAGATACTTATTTCAAGGTAGTGGCACACCGCATGTCTTTGTATGAGTCGGCCATGCGCTCTGGGCGGCAGAAAGGTTTCAAAGGGGATGACCTAGCAGAGCACGTTGCAAATTACCTATATGACCCTCCAGCGATAGCCATCAAACATGCTGATGCCCACGCAAAATATGTGACCTTGCAAACTGATTTAGACGAGGTTGGCAGAAACATTGGCGGCCTGCGGAAAATACCTGGCATGAGGTATTTCCTGCCATTCTTCAAAACGCCTTATAATGCTTTTAAATACGCCATGTTGGATCGCTCTTTTGTGGGCGCGATCTATGGTGAGAGCGCAAGAGCAATAAAAAGAGCAAATGCGCCCGGCGCGTCTATGGCTGACAAAGCTGCTGGAGATTTGGCGATTGCCAGGCTTTCGCTAGGCACAATGACTGCGGCATTAATATTCCATTTTTCTCAAACTGGGGAGGTTACTGGAAGAGGTCCAACTGATAGGGGCCTGCGAGCATCAATGATGCGTAGTGGGTGGCGCCCTTATTCTGTCAAAATTGGTGACGAGTATTTTAGCTACCAAACAGCAGAGCCATTTTCATCGATTTTAGGAATGGCGGCAGATGCCGGCGAAGCAATGCAATACGGCGGTATGGATGCTGACAAAAGCGAAGATATTTATGCGGCTGTCGCCGCTGTTGTTGGAAACCAGCTGACCAACAAGACATTTATGCAGGGCTTTAGTAACTTGGTTAAAACACTAAATGACCCGGTTCGTTATGGAAAATCTACAGCTGATAGCTTCATACGATCTTTGACGCCACGCGGGGTTGCAGCTGTTGAACGTATGATGGACCCAGAGGTAAGGGCGGCTGTTGATGCTGTTGACTCATTTAGATCTCAAATCCCTGGTTTAAGTTCTTCTTTGCCAGCCCGGCGTAACTTTTGGGGGCAAACAATTTACACAAGTGAAGCATTTGGCCCTGATTTGGTAAGCCCGATATACATGGGGCAGTTCGGGCCAAACCAGCTGGACCCAGATCCCGCTCGCGCTAAACAGGCCTTTGAGCTCGACCAGGAGTTCAAGGCTATTAAATGGGGGCCGACAGATCACCCAAGCAATTTTGATGACATGATTGAGTTTGGGCCAATGATGAAAGCCCGATATCACGACTATGCCGGCATGAGAGCCCTGCAAACGATTACCCAGACTGTGGGGATGCCGGAATATCAAAAGTTCCGCAATGCCTTTGTAAACAACGGAGACAAGCTGGCCCGAGATCAGGCCATCTTGATGCTGCGCAGCGCCACGCTATCAGCTAGGGAAATGGCAAAAGCTGACTTGATGTCCGACAAAGAATTTGGCCCTGAGCTGCTGGAGCTTATTGGAAGAGCAAACGACAAAAGATCTAAGCAGGCAGATAACATTATGGAAGTATTGAGATGACAGTATCAAGCACCGCAAATAAAGTTAGCTATTCTGGCAACGGGTCTTTGGACACCTTTGCCTATACCTTCAAGATATTTGCCGACAGTGATCTGAAGGTCTTTATCAGGACTAGCGCCGGCACAGAGACGCTAAAAACGATCAGCACCCACTACACGGTTACTAATGCCGGGGTGGCTACTGGCGGCAATGTCGTTTTCACCTCAGGCAATATACCGGCCAGCGGCGAGACTGTTGTTATCCAGCGTGAGCTTACGCTGACACAAGGCACCGACTACGTTGAGAATGACCCGTTCCCGGCGCAGAGCCATGAGGATGCGCTTGACCGGCTAACCTTTGTCACCCAGCAGATGCAGGAAGAGCTGGACAGATCTATCAAAGCATCTGTGACAAACACCATTACAAACTCTGAGTTTACAGTGTCAGCCACAGACCGGGCCAACAAGGTCTTTGCGTTTGATGCATCTGGGAATCTATCTGTCACCCAGGAGCTCGGCACGAACAGAGGGGATTGGGCAGCATCGACAAGCTATGCTGTGCGCGACCTGGTCAAAGACACTAGCACTGGCAATATCTTTTTTGTAAATGAGGCACACACAAGCTCTGGCTCACAGCCCCTGACAACTAACGCCAACAGCGCTAAATACGACCTGATTGTTGATGCTGCGTCTGCGACCACAAGCGCGTCAGCTGCGGCGTCAAGCGCTACTGCAGCCGCATCCAGTGCCTCAACGGCATCAACCCAGGCATCCAATGCCTCGACCAGCGCATCAACATCTTCAACCCAGGCATCAAATGCGGCATCATCTGCCACGGCAGCGGCGTCATCTGCTACTGCCGCCGCCGCATCAGCCACCTCTGCGGCAGCCTCGCTGGATGCTTTCGATGATAATTACTTAGGGGCAAAGTCTAGTGATCCAAGCACCGACAACGATGGTGATGCCCTTACCGCTGGTGACTTGTACTTTAATACATCAAGCAATGTCTTAAAGGTGTACAACGGTTCAGCGTGGCAGGAAGCTACTTTGGTTACGACTGCCACCACGGCAGAGCTGAACATCATGGATGGCGACACCTCTGCGTCATCCACCACTGTGGCAGACGCTGACCGTGTCGTATTCAACGATGCTGGCACCATGAAGCAAGTGGCAGTCACAGACCTGGCTGCCTACTTTGATGATGAAATCACCGCCATGCCTAACCTTGTTACAACAGGCGCACTAAATTCTGGCAGCATCACAAGCGGCTTTGGCGCGATAGACAACGGTTCTAGCAATATCACCACGACAGGCGTTGGAACATTCGGCTCACTGGATATTAGCGGAGACATTGACGTGGACGGCACCACAAACCTAGATGTCGTAGACATTGATGGTGCTGTTGATATGGCGTCCACATTGCAAGTCGACGGCGCAATAACATCATCTGCTGGCGCAACAATCACTACTGCCGATAACACTGCACAGCTTACTATAAAATCTACGGACGCAGATGCAAGTGGTGGTCCTTTTATAGATTTAATAAGAGACAGCAGCAGCCCTGCGGCCAATGATATTGTAGGTTTACTTAGATTCCGTAATGATAATTCAGCAGGAGACGTACACACTTACGGTTTAATCCAGTCAAAAATCTTAGATGCTACTGATGGCAGTGAAGATATGGGGCTGGAAATAACAATGAATAAAGATGGCACGAATCGTAGCAGAATAGAGTGTCTTGCTGCCGAAACTGTGTTTAATGAGGATAGTGTAGACCTAGACTTCCGTGTTGAGTCCAACGGCAACGCTAACATGCTGGTTGTGGATGCGGGTAATGATAAAGTCGGCATTGGGACTAACGTCCCAGCAAACAAATTATCTGTGGTTGGTGGAGATTTTGGAACACTCCTTCTAGATAACGCTAACTCATCTCACGGAACACAAATTCTTTTTCAAGCAAATGGCACAGCCAACACAGGTGGTGACATTCAGATGTCTGATGCTGGCGGTATGAAGATTAGAACGCTTGCAGTTGAACCAATTACACTTGCTACTTCTGCGTCCGCTGGTTCTCCTGCTAATGTGCTTGTTCTTGGAACAAATAAAGATGTGACTGTTAGCGACGGCGACCTTGTGATTGGCACAAGTGGTCATGGCATTAGTTTTGCTGCAACCGGTGATGCTAGTGGCGCGACCAGTGAACTTCTTGACGACTATGAAGAAGGCACTTGGACTCCAGTGTTAACAACAAGTTCTGGAACTCCTGCTACTTATGGCACACAACAGATAGGAAAATATGTAAAAATTGGTGATTTGGTACACATTTATTTTGATATTGCAATCAACCAAGTAAACAACAGTAATACAACTCTTGTTTCTGGACATCCTTTCAATTCAGTAAATAACGACGCACTGGCAGTTAGTTTCTTTAGCACTTTGGCTGTCAGTCCCGTGTTTGTACAGTTTCAATCTGTTGGGTCAAGTGGTTTCATGGCCGTCGGCCTGACAAGCGCAGGGACAAACATTACCAACGGGCTTGGAATATTCGGAAATAGCGCAAGAATAATAGCAAGTGGCACTTACAGAACAGCATAGGAGACTGATATGGCACTAACAGAAGAAACAGTAGAAGACAAGATTGAAGTAGTTGGCGACCATAAAATCGTACAAGTTCGCACCGCAACTGTGATTAAAAAAGATGGTATGGAAATTAATCGTAGTTTTCATCGGCACCAAGTGTCACCTAGTGTAAAAACAGATAGCGGTTGGTCCGACACAGACATCAGCGGTGAAACAGCAGAAGTACAAGCTATCTGCAATGCCGTGTGGACTGATGCTGTAAAGACTGCATATCAGAAAATGGTAGATGCACAAGAACTTTAATTAAAGATGGATTTAGTTCACATAATAGACGGTTTGATTGGCGTTCTGGTCATGGCTGGCGGCTGGTTCCTCGGATCACAAGCGCGTGAGGTCAAGCGGCTGGATATCTTGATAAACAGGACACGCGAGGACTTTGTGTCGCGTGGCGAGTTGCGTAACGATTTGCAAAGAATAACTGATAGTCTACAACGCCTAGAGGACAGACTGGAGCGCCTCAGCTCATAGGTGAACCATGCTCACTGTTTTCGTCTTGACCGTTTACATGGGGCTGGGCGAAGACAAAAAACTAATCCACGACAAAATGCTCTTTCGCAGCCTGGTAGACTGCCAGTGGTATGCGTCCCGTATTGTCAAAACCTATGGCAACTATGAGTTCTACCGAGCCGGCACTGACAAGATCACTGCCTATTGCCTGCCCCTAGAAATCCCAGACAACACTGATCAGAGGCTTTACTGATGGACCCAGTATCAGCAATGGCGGCAGCATCAGCAGCCTTCTCAGCGGTCAAAAAAGGCGTAGCCATTGGCAAAGACATTGAGTCTATGGCCTCAGATATCGGAAGATGGATGGGTGCGCTTAGTGATCTGGATATGCTGGAGAAAGAAGCCAAGAACCCTCCTATTTTTAAAAAGTTATTTTCTGGTCAAAGCGTAGAACAAGAAGCAATGGAAGCATTTGCTGCTGCTGAAAAGAGTAGGCAGCAACGAACCGATCTCAAAAACATGATTGGCATGATGTACGGCAAATCCAAATGGGATGAGCTTGTTCGTATGGAAGGCCAGATACGCAAACGAAGGCAAGATACCCTTTACAAGCAAAGACAGCGGCGCAGAAAGTTTGTTGAGATTGTGGCTTGGATAATGATGGCAGTAGTAGCTGCCGCGTTACTCACTCTGTTTGTGTTGTTTCTTAAAGGCCAAGCTGCCAAGGCACAGCCAGATCATGTGATCTGCCGGCTGGTGGGCTGCGAGGTTTTCCAGGGGAAACGATGGTGCGTTTATAGGGGCGCATGGAACACACAAGAATCAATGAGCTTTGGAATGAGCGAGTGGTTTCCGCGTGAGTATCTTTGTGACTTTGTACCTGACGCGCCCAAGCCGCCGAGCATGAGGGACACTCTCAAGGCAATTCGGGAGAGTCAACGATGACACAGAAAAAGTTGCAGCCGCAAAGCGATTTTGAACAATACGATTTGGATGGTGACGGGGTCGTTACAGATGAGGAGCTGGAACACGCCAAGGCGATGAAACAAACAGAGCGTGAGCTGCGTAAGAGCTTGGCACAGCTCCGCATGGCAAGGTTCACGCTGATCGGCATGGGCGCCTTCACGGCAATGATGTTTACCCCTTGGGTGAGTGTCGAGCGTATTGATGCGCTCAGCGAGATTTCAAACCTTTTCTATATTTCCGGCGCCGGCATTGTCGGGGCGTATATGGGAACAACAGCGTGGATGAGTAGGAAATGATCCAAGCATTGATTGGTCCAATAGCCGAGTTGGCTGGCGGCTGGCTGAAGTCAAAGGCGGCAACCAAAGCGGCTGAGACTGAGGCTAAGGTCGCGATGAAAAAAGCAGAGGCCAAGGTCTATGAGACTGAGGCCACCAGTACAATGCTTATGGAGCAGCAGCTGACGCGCCAGATGGAGAGCAGCTGGAAGGATGAATTTTGGGTCATAATTTTTGGCTCGATTCTAATCGCCTGTTTTCTGCCCTGGACCCAAGAGTACGTTAAAAACGGGTTTATCTTCCTCGATCAACATACGCCACCCTGGTTCGCAAATTGCCTTTACATTTCAATCAGCGCGAGCTTTGGCTACCGCATAGGTAAGGCAGGGCTCGGCGCACTTGCTAACAGGAAAAAGTAATGAAGCTATCGGCTAATTTTACTCTGGACGAGCTTTGCAAAAGTCAGACAGCTGAGAGAAAGGGCATACCAAATCTGCCCAACACAGATGAGATAGAAGCACTTGAGCTGCTGTGTGAGCACATATTGCAGCCCATCAGAGATAAGTTCGGACCCTTTATGGTATCGTCAGGATTCCGAAGCCCGGAGTTGTGTGTTGCGATCGGCTCAAAAATCACCTCACAGCATTGCTGTACAGATGGTAAATGTGCTGCAGCTGATTTTGAGATTCCCGGCACTGATAACTATGCTTTGAGTGAGTGGATACGCGACAACCTGGATTTTGATCAACTAATTCTAGAGTGCTATCGCGGTGGCAACACTGGCTGGATTCACTGCAGCTGGGCGCCAGATCCACGCAAAGAGCTGCTCACATACGACAGAAAAAATGGATATAGGAAAGGTTTGATCAATGCCTGAGAGACTAGAGAAAAGCCTCATGGCCCAGGCCGCTAAGAAGGGGCTGAAGGGCAAGAAGCGTGATGCCTATGTATATGGCACCATGACAAAGGTTGCCGGCCCCAAGGGCTCTAAAAAGGCCGCTATGACCGGGTCCATTAGGCGTGGCTAAGACGCCTGCATGGCAGCGATCAGCTGGGCAAAGTGAATCAGGTGGACTTAACGAGGCAGGCAGAAGATCAGCTCGCCGGCAGGGCATGAATTTGCAGGCTCCTGTGAGTGCAAAGCAGGCAAAGAAATCACCGAAATCAGCTGCCAGGCGTAAGAGTTTTTGCGCGCGTATGTCTGGCATGAAAGCAAAGCTGACATCTGCAAAGACAGCGCGCGATCCAAACAGCCGTATCAACAAAGCTCTGAGAAAGTGGGATTGTTAGCCATGAAACCTGGTCTATATGCCAACATCAATCGGCGCCGCGCCGCCGGCACCAGTCGTTCTAAATCCAAAAGCACAATTAGCAAAGCTGCCTACGCAAACATGAAGGCAGGCTTTCCAAAGAAAAAGAAGAAAAAAGCCTAGCCGGGTCACAAACTTTTTGTGACCCGGGTCACAGCTGGGTCACGTGCCTGACGTAACTGAACGTAACTGGGCGTAACTGAAACATTACGTATTGCTTTATGTGGCTTCATGTGGCACATATGGACTTGTAATGCATCAATGTTTTGACAGGTTCGAGTCCCGTCACTCCCGCCACGCAAGCCATTGTTTTCATTACGAAAGCAATGGTTTTTTTGCGTTTGGGTCACAAATGGGTCACAAGAAATGTTAAGTGGGTGCGGGATTTGTCCCTTTCCCGGTCTTGATCTTTACGTTAAACGTCAATATATATGTTGTGTAAGATCAAGAAAGGGATACAATCATGGAAATAGATGTAAGCCAATATTCCTCACGTGCTAAGGAAGGCAAAGCCTCTTGGTGCGTTGACACTCGCTCTCTGGTAAACAATGGCAAGCAGGAATTTTTCAAAACCAAGGCCGAGGCCAAGGCCTATGCTAAGCACGTTGCAGCCGAGATCAACCCGGCCAGCTCACAGGCCTGGGACTGGACCTTTAAGCAGCTGTGCGACAGCTACCTTGCTCACGTACAACAAGAGTTTGACGATGGCGAGATCAAGCGCTCTAACATGCTGGAGAAAAAACGCCACGCTAGATGCTTTGTTAAGCTAACGCTAGATAACCACAAGCTCACTAGCTACAAGGTGCGTGACCTTACCGCCGGCCAGATCAAGTTGCAGCTGATGAACCAGCTGAAGAAAAACCGCACAATCAAGACAGTCAAAAACATCATGGGCAATGTACGCCTGATGTTTGATCACGCGATTGATTCTGGTTGTCGTAACAGCAACCCGGCTCTCGGCGTCAAGGCCAAGGGCGCTAAGGGCGCCGGTAAAGGCTTGGCAGTCAAACCTAACGAAAGCATGATTGACAATGTCATCGCGCATATGACGCCTGCATGGCAGCTGCGCGCTGAGTTTGCAGCGACTACTGGATTGCGCCAGGGCGAGCAGCGCGCTCTCTTGTGGGCTGACCTTGTTGACCATGACTTTAAAAAGGTTGATGTCAACAAAGCAGTCGAGCACCGGGCTGGCGTTGGCGATACAAAGACGCCGGCTGGTAAGCGTAAGGTTCCACTGAAGCCAGACGTAGCCAAGAAAATGAAAGAGCTGTGGATGGCCGAGGGCCGGCCTATGAAAGGCCTGGTGTTCCCGTCACGCACAGGGCATGTGCTATCAGACAGTAGGTTCCTGCCGGCCATACACGCTGCCTGCGATGCAGCTGGCGTTGCGCGCATCAGGTGGCACGATCTGCGCCACTACTACGCCTCTAAGCTCTTGCAGAAATTCCCTGGTGACTGGTGGACTGTCACCAACCTGATGGGCCATGAGAGCATCAAGACAACCACAGAAATTTATGGGCATTGGCTTGAAGATGAAGCCCGTGACCAAGAGATCGCTGATAAGATGTGGGGGCCTTCCTAATGGAAACGCGCCTCATAGAAAAGTACCGTGTTGGGGGGGATATCAAAACCCTCGGCGCGCACGAAACCAGGTGGCAGTTTGGCAACCATGAGATCCGCGTATTCTCTT